TCCAAATTTCAATCCTGACGGTATGATAATGAAAACCGCGGAATTTAAGCGTATTGGCGGATATAAAACCAAAATTAAACTGGCGTTTAATTTGGAATTTCTATTGCGCGCCTGCGACCAAGGGCTGCCTGTTTTTGTCATTCCGAAAATCGGATACAAGCATATTAATATGCGCCCTAATTCTTTATTCTGGAATTATAAACACGCAGACGATAAGTTAACTCCCGAAGAAGTGGATTTCTGGATGGAACAAGCAAAGAAAGAGTATTACTATATTGATGACAGAGAAGTGGTATACGTACCAGAACAAATAACACAACCTACAGATGCTACAAAATGATAAGCGGTTATTCAGGCTATTCAGGTGTTTCAGGATGTAATGGTTTCAGTGGATATAGCGGAAATGCTGGAACACCTGAAACTCTTGCAGTAATAACTTTGCCAATTCATAAAAAAGGTTATTACGAAGCAAAAGAAGAAGAAGCCGTTTTACGGTTTATTGCCGCCACCACGGAGCAAGATAAGCGGCATATTTATAATCTCGAACTAAAAAAGCCTATTGATAAGATGGTTGAAAGCATCATCCGAGTATACAGGCTATATAGAAAAGATTATAATTTTACGGACTTACACGCAGACGCGTTGTCATTTCTTATAACAAAATTTGATAAGTTCGACCCCACAATGGGAAAAAAATCATTTTCTTATTTCGGCACAATATGCCGAAATTACCTCTATGGCGAAATGATTAAAGCTTATAAAAAGTCCACGCGTACGTTGGATTATGAAGAAGTTGTCAATGAATTAATGCAGCGACCAGATATGATTGTCCACATCGATAAAGACGATATTGATATGACGCATTTCATTAATAAATTAGTAAACGAACTTAATGAAGAGCTTGAAAATGATAAACTATCCGAAAATGAACGAAAAATAGGATTATCACTGGTTGAAATTTTGAAAAACTGGACACTTTTGTTTAATAATTTCATTGGCACGCCAAAATTCAACAAAAATCTTATTCTCTTGTATTTACGTAATATGACGGGATTAACCACCAAAGAAATACGAAATGCGATGCGTCGTTTTAAGTCTTTGTACTATATGTTCAAAGATAATTACATTACCTAATATTTATAGGTAATAAGCCATTAATTTTCACAATTATGTCTAACGTTAAACCACGCAAAAAAGTTGGGTTCAGTAAAGAAAGCGCACTTGACTTGATGCAGGAAATATATATGGAATCAGTTGACGAACGCAACAAAGCAATACAAAATTACAAAAAATTTATGCGCGATACGGATGCCAATACCGATATTGCAATGGTAGGTAAAATCACTAATGAACTGTTGAAAATCGTTGACGGCGCTATTGAGAAGAAATTGAAACTGTTGAAAATACAGACAGATATTTTATTCAAAATAAAAGACGCCGACGAAAGCGGTAAAGAATTTCAATTGAATGAAGATATGGTTGAAATGATTCATAAAGACCTTAAAGAAGGCATCCAAGCATCAGCAACCGTCGCAGAAGATAAACAAGTACAATATCATTAATGAGTCAGCAACGCGACATATTTAACAAACTCCAAGCTGTTCAAAGCACGCAAAATATTGCGACATACGAAAGCCCAGCGTCCAGAGCAATGGATAATATGGATATCACTGATTTTCTTTTTACACTTATTAAGCAAACAGCAGGTCAGGAAGGTTTAAACAACATTGTTGTTGGCAGCGCATTGGGCGAGCTTAATGGAAATATGAACATCAATACAACGATTTTAAATATTATAACTCAAACGTTTTTTTGTTTATTTGATATTATTATTCCAACGGATTTAACCGTGGGGCATACAGGATTCTATTTTAAAGTCAGTGAAATAGACCCGACTAATATGCTATCAACAAACCCAAGCTCGCCGCAGGGCAAATACCTGTACGATAGTAATGATCCATCAACCAGTCTTAATTGCCTAATATATAGCGCAATGACGTCAAGTCAAAATTCCCCCGTGCAATACACAAAAAATGGAAAAACTTTATTCACCTTAACGTATTACAATGGAAATCAAATGCAATTTTATTTTGGCGCTGAATACGCAAATCAAAAGCTGTCGGCTTGGGCAGAAGATTATATGCAAGGCGTAACTTTTTTTAATATGCCTAATTTTCTTGCCGAATTGGTTGATATTTTAACTGGCATTGTTTCAATAAAAACAAACAGCAGCGCCGAGTCGGTACAACAAAATGCAACGCTGCAAACTGTATTAAGTAAATTATTCGGATTCTGTCAAGCCAGTAATGGAAACAACAGCAACGAAAGTAATCTTAATACTGGGCAGCAAGTTACAGTGCCAATCAACGTTTCTCCGATGAGTTATTTACAAAATCAAGAAGATAAAAAAAATAACGGGAACAATCCAGATACAGGCAATTTATTTGACTTCACCCCAGATGAAATGTTAAGTATTCAAGACACGGCGGATTTACTTACCAGCGGCACGATTCGTTTTTCGACGTGTGGGAATTTTGAAGTTACGATTGACCCAGACTCAACCCTTTCTAAAATGGACGCGTTATTTGCCGACAGCGTGAAAGATAGTTTTACTCAATACACCGACCCGACTACGAACCAAACAACTACGGTGCCAATTTATGATAATAATGCCGTTATTCCAGATATAAGTAATACCGCGGCATTTTTGAATAACGTTTTGTCCGATAACGCCCTTGCTACTACCAACGCAAACGCTGGAAATACACAAGGCTCACCAAGTGCTAATGATATTTCTTATAATTTACCAAATATGCAAGCCGAATTTCAGCTTAGCATTATAAAAGCTATACCGTTTGCGTTGACCACATTGATTATTAGTCCGCAACTGGTGCTTTTACTTAAAGCGTCCGAAGTCGTAATAGGCGAAAGCAATAATACTTCGGCATTTACACTTGAAAGCGTAATAAATCAATTATCTGGTATTATTTCTAAAATAGGCGCAGATATATGGAATTCTATAATGAACAATATGTTTAGCATTTTAGTTAAAGAACTGGTTGGTATATTAAAAAATGTGGCTTCGGCTTACCTATCTCAACAAGCACAAAATTATTTAAGCATTATTGAATTTTTAGTGAGCTTATTAAAGCCATTAAGTTTACAGCCTTCAAGTTGTACAAGTATGCTGGATATTATCACGCAGTTGTTGTCGTTGAACTACTTCGGCCCGTCGCCACCCGTGCCCGCCCCCTTGATTTATGCCACGGGAATTTTGAAGCCAGGAATGAACGAGGTTTCTGCCGTAAATAATTTAAAATCAAGTTTAGCAAGTAAAGGTGTTGAAGTGGGTGCCACTCTGTCTGATGGGTCGCCGAACTATGGAATGATGATTGCCGAAGAAACCTTACGCGCCACAATGGGCGCCGTACGAAATGCAAAGGTTGAAGTAATGACTACGGGAACAGGTGTATCAACTGGATATGGACAAATAAGTTAAAGTTATGACCCCAGAATTAGAAAACATATTAAAAACGTACAAGTCTAAACCGAACAAAGAACTAAATAAAATTGTTGTTAATTTGTTCAAAGATTTCAATGCGATTAAAGAATCTATTTTGATTTTGAACGCAAATTTGGGCGAAATTGAAAAGGTTTATAATGCTGTATATGCCGAACTACAAAGCAGGCTTAAATTTGAAACACCTAAACAATGAACCAAATACAAAACCAAACAGTCGTAGCGTTTGCGGTTTGCGCGGATAATAATGACCCTTGGGGCGCTGGGCGTATTCGCGTTATTACAGATAACGATTTTGTTCCACCCACTCGCACCGCATTAAATATACAGAGTTATTTAAACAAACTGGACGCCGACAACGCAAATCAGAATCCAGACACTGGTTACATTGCGTGGGAATTGGGAGCAAACGGGCACACGCCAGACCCCTACGTCGTTGAGCCTTTTTTACCTAAACATTTAAACGTGATACCCAAGATTGGAGAATCGGTAAAAGTGATTTATTATGTGATGGGCGACCAGACGCAACAACGTGAGTACGTCGGCCCGCACGTGTCGACCTACGATCGCCTTACTTTTGATAGCGTTGAAACGGGTCGTGTTTTTACTAAAAAAACAACATATTGTCCACAACCAAATAATTTACGAAACACTGGTTTGATTCCAGATGTGAACGATGTGGCTTTGTCTGGGCGTAATAATTCGGAAGTCGTGCTTCCTGACGGCGCTGTTATATTACGAGCAGGACACCAGAATTTTGTAGATAATATAAAGAATAACCGTAATGCTTTGTTCCAAGCGTCATTTTTTCCTATTAAGAAAAATTTAACTACAAACGTAATACCGATTGATAATACGCCGATTGTCCCTATTACGTATATAATGGAATTTCTCACTACTGTATCTGTAAAAACAGCGGATAACCCGTTATACATTCAAACAATCATATACATTTATAAAACCGATGGAGTAAATAGCGCAAATTATAGCGCATATGCTAATTATTTGCCTGACCCGACACAAGCCGAATATCAATTTGTATTGCAATCGTCGACAACTGGCAACATTTTATCTTTTTTAACAAACTTCATAAAAAGTATGGATAACGGGTATATGTTAGACCCGTTACTTAAATTTAAAAATACTAATACGCTGCAAATAATTAATATTATTGATAATAGAACGTCAGAAACAGGCGCCGCGCTTGATAATACTTATAATCTTCGTTTATACCAAGTACGGGCGTCAATAACCACTGATTTAAGTGTTGCCGAAGCCGCTGCCATTGAAAGCGCAATGCCTATCGGTTTGCACCCAGCTTCAATGGCTCCGACCAAAGAAATAGACCAAACTACGGAAGATGTAACCACAGATAATTTGGACTCAAATGAAACAGTTATTATAAGCGGCGCGGATAAGTTATTTTTGCTTAGTTGGAACGCGGCAATACAGCTTCAAAATAGTATCAGTAAATATGGGTTTACGCAAGATGATATTTATTTGACGTTGCAAAAAAATACGCAAGCAATGGTTAAAGGCGATTTACTACTTAATTTAATAATGGATTTGCTTGATTTAATTGAACAACACAGCCATTCGGGGCTACCGTTTAATCCTGGCGCGACATTAACCGATAATGCCACAACATTGATATCAAATATCAAAGATAAATATGGGCTCAATAATCCTGTAGCCAATGATCTTACTGGTGGTTCATTAATTTTAAACCAATATCTGCGGCTAAACTAATTTATTGCTCATTTCTGAAATATTTATAAGAAAACGCGTTATGAGCATAGTTAGAACATATTTCGATAAGAACACCACAATCATTTCTGGTTCGAAAGAAAACATTAATACGGGACAAAATCCCGTCACGGAGATTTTCTACGGTACAAACATCAGCAGATTTCTCTTCTACGTCGATTTTAGTGCCCTTAAAGCGCAGATAAACGACAGGACGGTAAATCCATCCACTATCGTTCGACATACGCTTAAAATGAAGAATACATCGAATTTTGATGTGTTGCCCTACAGAGATAATCGTGATGAATTACAATTTTCATCAAAACAGCACGCAACGTCATTCGATTTAGAACTTAAACCAATTTATGAATTATGGGATGAAGGCAACGGATATGATTTCGAACCTGAAATTATTTGCACCGACGAAAATTCATACGTTGAAGGTTATGCCAACTGGCTTCACCGCACAACACTGCAAAGCTGGATTTATCCTGGCGCCATTCCTACGGGGTCAACAGTAACACTTGCCACTCAACATTTTGACCGCGGAAATGAAGATGTATTAATGGATATCACAGATTTTGTTAACCAAGTTATCAGTGGTACAACGACTGGCGGCACATATAACGGATTCTGCTTAAAATTCACTAACAGTTTTGAAACAGACCCAATGGACGCCAACCAAATAGTTGCGTTTTTTACCCGCCATACGCACACATTCTTTGAACCATTCATCGAAACCGAATTTAATGATTTGGTACAGGATGACAGAAAATATGTGGTGCTTGACCAACCGTGCAATCTGGTTTTGTATGTCGCCGAACGAGGGGAAATGTTTAATCTGGATGTACCACCGACTTGTACAATAGGTACAACCATTTTCCCTGTGACACAAATATCGAAAGGTATCTATTCGGCATCAGTAATTTTGCCGTCAACAGGATATACGGACGTAGTGATGTATCACGATGTGTGGTCAAATATTGTAATTAACGGGGTTACCCAGCCAAATATCACAATGAACATCACGCCGTTGCCAGCTTCCAATCATTACCAAATTGGAAACTTAACTTACGAACCGCTCAAATATGGTGTTTCTATCAGCGGAATAAAACGAGAAGAACAGGTGCAACAGGGCGAACGCCGCAAAATATTTGTGAACCTGCGGGAGCCTTATACTGTGAGCAACAATGCAACAATTGACAATGTTTATTACCGAATGTACGTAAAACAAGGCGTAAACCAAATTACCGTGATAGATTGGACGCCAGTTAATCGCGCATATGACAGCAACTATTTTATCGTGGATACTACGTGGCTGGTGCCGCAGCAGTATTTTATTGATATTAAGATTGAGAGCCGCGACGAAATAAATATCTATAACGAAGAAACGCGATTCAGCGTGATAAATCAAGCATAAGTATGAACACGTATAAAATTAAAATCACAGGATATCCTTCGACTTGGCTAAAAGGGCAAATAGGTTATCCGATGGACGAAGATTCAGCAAAAAGGCAATTGGCAATTTATTTAGAAAAATTATGTCATATGCGTAACGCGCGAAAAGTTGGCGACATTGAAGTGGTTAATGCAACACAATTAGGAAGGCTTAAAGACCAAAATATTCCGTTTGAACGCGTCGATAATTTAAAAGAAGAACGAAGTCGGAAATATTTGGTTACAGAAGGTCAATTAAAAAAGATTCAGGAAAATGTAATGAAAGAATCACCCATTGACGTTGTAAAAGGTGACCAAGTAAAGCTTATGTCACCAGTTGAAGGGTATGATGTACCGCCTGAAACTGTTGGCAATGTATTGCACGTGGACGCCATTGGCACAATTCGTGCTGAATTTGTTGTTGGCGGCAAATCAATTATAGTCCCAATTAATCCAGAGGTTGACCAAGTGGTAAAATTAGGACAGCAGCCATTACGGGAAGGCAGTCAAGAAAAACATTTCATTTGGAGAGATAAAAGCGGCAGGAAGATGCGTATATTGGTGATAAATGGGAGTCAAAGGTTGAATCATATGAATGCGTTAAAATTATATAAGTTATGAAAGTCTTAATAGACCCGCCTAAATTTGATTACACGCGTTTTAACCGTCAGATAGTTAAGACCGAAACTGCTGGGAAGCTGCTTAATTTCTACGGCGACCTTATTCAGCATATTGAACTTGCTATTGCCAAAGAAAGTGAAGTGAAAAAAATTCCGAAAAAAGTATCTGATGTGCCCACCTTCAAAAATTTATTGTATAACAAAACATATACAAATGTATTCAGTATTAAATTAAATAACATTCATAAATTGGTAGAAGAATTTCAAGCTGGCTATGTGTATCTGGAAAAACTCACATTAAGCAATCGATCTAAATGGTTGAAAAAGAATTTTAAAGATGAAGTTAAAATGTTTGCTGCGACATATAAAGAAGTAACGGTTAAATCATACTTCGATATGAACGATAAAAATAACCATTTGAAATATGATATTATTTTTAATTTTAATGGCGTTAATCCTGATAATCAGGCAAAATTCCATCAAATCAACGGGCTCACCAAAGAAAAAGTCGATGCCAAAGACTTAATGAAAGCCTTTCAGGAATTTATCAACGTAACCGAAGCGCCTGATATGAAAATTATTTCCAAGGCACAGTTGCTGGACTTAATTGAAGAACAGTTAAAAAATTCGAGTGAATCTACAATCATTTAAGTCTAAAACGTAGCTATCTTTAGCATTCCCCATTGTGTCCGTTTTTCGTTGTAAATAACTATGTATGGGGGCTGTTTGTACAACATTTAATAATATATGAAATGGGATAAAATATACAGCTTCCATTGGTTGAACTTCAATATCCCCCCATCTTACAGCAATCCAGTCCAACCAAAAATAAATGTCTATTTCAGGATATAAACTTCTGTATCTTTTAACGTCTTTCAAATTAAAAGTCACAGCAAGTTGTGGGTCAACATTATACCTACCAGAAGTAAAAAATGGCGTATTTTGTGTTTTCAAATCCGCTAAACGGTTATCACGCCAGTCAAATAAATCTGGCGCGAATTTGTCAACTAATTTAGCTGGATTTTTTAAAACTCCGAAATGCTGCCCGAATTTTTCGATAAACGATTCTTCTTTACTTAACCCGTGAATGCACCAAGAGCCTTTATCTTGTAAATTATGTTGTGTTATTATATTACCGTTTTTATCGTATAAATCAAATCCCATAATAATTAATTTCCTTAAATGTACTAAAAATATTTGAAAAAGACAACTAAAATTTGGTTTTTTAATTTTTGTTGTCTATATTTGCAGCAAAATCTAATCTATGGAGAACGTAGAACTTAAACAACAGGTCGTTGACCCGTCACAATTGCCAGGCAGACTCATTGGCGTAATTGGAAAAAAGCAATCTGGGAAGGACACAATTGCACAGCACTTAATTGACGAATACGGATTTACCCGTTACGCGTTTGCTGACCCGATAAAAGATGCGTGCATTGCCGCATTTGGTTTCACCAAAGAACAATGCTGGGGTAATCAGAAAGAAGTGGTTGACCCTCGCTGGGGCGTTACGCCGCGTAAAATTTTTCAGATATTTGGCACAGAACTGTTTCAGTATGAACTTCCAAAGCACGTAGCAGAATTAGCCGATATTGGACGCACGTTCTGGGCTTATCGCTTCGCCTTGTGGTATGAAGAACAATTAGCGGCAAACCCTGAAATGCAAGTTGTCATTACCGACGTCAGATTTCCATTTGAAGCCGATCTTATCAAATCGCTTGGCGGTACCGTTATCAAAGTAACCAGACCCAATCAGGTATACAATGATATGCACGCATCAGAAGTTGAAATGGACGCCATACCGTATGATTACTTGATTGACAACAGGGGCACCATTGACGATTTACATAAAACGGTGGATGAAGTGTTTAACCATTTATTTATATAATATGAACGAAAAAAAACCATTAACCTATGACGATGTTCATAATGCATTTTTCGCGGGTATGAACCGTGGCTGCTACGTGGCAAGCCTTATTCTGATGGCAGATCACCCAATAGACTCGTATCCAACGTGGGAAGAATATTGCAAAATAATAAAATTAGAAAAAACAGATAATGGGGTGGAAATCAACAATACAGCTAACCCGCAATCAGGCAATTGAAGCAGTAATGTCGCGTTTGCTAAACGCGACTAATAATGAGCTTGAAAATATTTTAACCGATTTAGAATTTGGCGATAATACTAAATTGCCTTACTTTGGCTACAATTTTCGTGTAATGGACGAATACGCGGATATAAACAAAGATTTACCGTACGTTATGGACAAGTATTTGGAACCAGAAGATGAATGTTGATATAAAAGATAAAGTAGAATTATTGAAAGATTATAACCTGCTGCCGTACGCTACGGCACAGGCTTTTTGTTATATCAATCTTAATTCATTTCTTCCCGCCTATTTACCAATGTATAAAAAATATTTCGCGCCGTTCAAAAAATGGAAGAATAACACGTTTTATTATATCGGTGATTTGGGAAGCGAAATGCAACGGTATATGAGTATTTCAGTAATGAGAGAAGCAGGATTTGGCGGTACTAATTCATTGGCAATCATTCACATTATCGTTGCTGGATTGAGCGAAGTCCAATGTGACCAAATTGTAGGACTGGATATTTCTGATATAATGCCGTTGAAATTAGATTATAATTACGCAATCGTGGAAACTGGCGAAATAATAGTGTCCAATAATAATTTTCCGCTGACACTTACACCAAAACTTTTTGAACCGTATGGCGTTTCCGTTGATGGGCATTTTAATAATATTGTAATTTTCACTTTAAAAATCATATAATGACGCCACTTCGTAAAGCCATAGAAATGCTGGCAGACCATTACAATATTTTATCTTACAGTAAAGCAATGGAATTTTGCTATATCAATGGCTCTATGTTTAAATTCAGACCGACATACAAACATTATTTCCACCCCTTTTTTGCGTTCAAAGGCAGCACTTATTATTACATCGCGGACTTTAATCAATATAGTCCTGAAATGTTGGAAGATGATGAACGCACATCAGCTCTGGCTATTATGTATATTATAATGATTGGGCTATCAGATGAAGAAATTTCATCACTTGAAAACCGCACAGCTCAAGCCAATGCGTCATTCAGACCTTTATTTGACTCACAACCTCTTTATATGTTTACTTCATTTCCAATCAGTGAATTTTATGATCTTGGTGATGAATTTAATAAACGTTATGGATTCACTTTCCCCATTAAATTTGATAAAATTAGCGATATGTATGGCATACCACACACAGATGACGATAGAAAAGTAGCAATATTTAGTTTAGAATCAGCATAGTATGGAATTTTTAAAGTTAAAAGAAAACAACTGTCTTTTTGCACCGCAGGCGAAATTATTATACGAAGCTGGATATGAGTTCGTAAGATTTCCGTGCAAAAGCGGATTTATCGACCACCATAAAAGCAACGGATTTTATGCTCCGTTTAATATAGACTGGAAGCGTCCAGAATCGTATTGGCGCTTTTATCGGCTAAACGGTGATGTTTGGACAATTGAATGGAATTTTAATGATGGATTTTTGAAAGCACTGGGGCGTTTTGAACGCAAAGACTACACCGCGAAAGAAATATGGAACAAATATTTAATACGTACAACAATAACACCTATAAATAATTCATAAGTGAATATAAAATGGCGGCATATAATACAGAAATATACGCGGCATTTTGTGGCACGGGCAAAACTTATTTATGCGACCAACTTGGTTTAAAATGCATTGAATTTGAATGTTGGAAATATCGAACAGGTGATTTTCCTGATAACTACATTAAAGAAATAAAATCACAAATAGGAAGAGTAGATTATATTTTTATCAGTACAGACCCAGTGGTGCTAAAAACATTATACGCACAGGGAATAAACGTAAAATTGGTTTATCCTAATCTTGGGTTAAAAAAAGAATATCGTCAAAGATTTCTGGATAGAGGTAGCCCGATTGAGTTCATAAAAATGATTAATAAGCCCTGGCGTCAATGGATTACCGAACTACAAGAACAAAAGTACTGTGAACAAATTGTTTTAAATAAAGGTGAATATTTAGAAAACATTTTATATGAGCAAATCACTACGACTGAAAAAGAATCATAATCACAATCCTTACGACCTAAATAATTTGGAATGGACGTGTGATTATTGCGGACTGCCTGTGCGACAAGATAGATGGGATAATAACCCACGCAAAAAATATTGCCGTTGCGGTGAAACATCAAAGCTTCGCCAAGAAGTTGCAGCCCTGCGTCGCGAAGTACGAAATTTATCCCATACCCAAAAATGATATTCGCAGATTTATCGAGCCATATCCAGATTACGTTATTGAATGAAGCAATGGCGTTTAGCCGCAATTATTTTGGCGTGGGTGAAAACTGGCTTCAACAAATGCACGACGTGAGAGCCCACGTGAAAGAACATCTGCCCGATATTTCAGACGAACGATTGGATGAACTAATTTTTAACGCGGAACAAATATACTGCCAGATTACTCACGTGCCGCGGCAAATATTTGGGATGATTTACAATCGGGTTGGTTTGTCCGAAATTAACCGTGATGCAGTTTGATTTAATATTTGTAACTCTTTTCCAGCCATTGGCTGTGTACCAGCAAACATTTCTTGCGCTAATTCTGTAATTTTAGAGCCTTTAGACCAATTTTCTTCACCCCACAGCGGCTGCAAATTATCCAACGCCCAGCATTGCTGGAAATCGGGGTCTTTGTGTGAACTGAAATTAAAACTCGATATCGGCTTTTTGTGGTCAACGTGCCACTCGCCGTAATTATCCCACGTCATACCCGCCTGGAATAATGGCTCCAAATGCGCTTTAAGCTGCTCCACAGTGTACGGAAGTATCTGGAAGGTACGATAACCCCGTTTATTGCCGCCGCGTTCTTTTAGCGCAGCCCATACAGCAAAACGCATATTATGAGTTAATCTAAATATAGGATTGTTTCGATAATTTTCGGTAAATTTATCTCTGGCGTATTTGCGTACGTGAGGTCTATTTTGATTCCGCCATTCAGTATGGTACGCCCGTAATGCGTCACGATTTTCTTTTTGCCATTTAGCGTTGTATTCAGCGATTTCATTCTTATGTTTTTCCGCATATCGTTTATCGGCGGCTGATTTACCGCCGCGAAATCTTTGACCTGGAGTGTCCAATTGAATACCTTGTTCGTGCAATAAAGTACGAATAGCTGACTTACTAACGTCGTACAATTTACCAATTTTAGCCATACCAAATTTATCATCGGTATATAAGCGAATGATTGTTTTTATTTCATCTTCACTAAAAGCTGTTTTTTTCATAATATAATTTTTATGCAAATATACGAATAAATATTCGAAAAGTCAAGTTTTTAGTTCCAAAAATTATATTATTACAAAAAAAAAAGAGCGCTTATGGCGCTCTTTTTGTATTCCCGTAGGATAGGATTAACGAAGTCCTTCGATACCAAAGGTAACAACGTTTTTAATACGAATTGTGCCATAGTACCTGTTGTTGACCAATTTTTTCGCGTACCTTGTCATTATACCCTTGACAGGTGCAAATGTGAACGGGTTGTACATAGTCGGCGTAAGCTGCATTGGCACGTACGGTGCGTAGATGTAACCTGTGTCGAGGATGGATGTTCCCTTATGTCCTATAAGGATCATATCGGCTGGGAAGTAAGGGTCGCGATAAACCTGATACCTGCCTTGCAGGGTACCAACGCGTTCTATTCCCATATTATATTTATCCTGTTCAGGAGCGGCGTTTGATACGTGGAAATATTCAAGGTCATCGAATATAGCGGAAATTTCGGCTGAACAAACAACCCAGTTAGCGCCACCACGTAATGTAGCCTTATGGATTTGAGCAGAAACCTGGTTGATGGCTGTCATCAAAGTCTGGTTCCAGTCTTTTTGGGTATAGAAACCTTCTGATACGTTAACGTAACGAGAAGTCATACCTTTGTAATCCCAGTTCAATCTCCAAGCGGCACCTCTACGAAGGTCGCGGAGAATTTCCCTGTCAATTTCGGCAGCAACCTGTTCTGACAGTAATGCGGTCAGTTCGGCTTCTGCGTCAATGTTATGGAACGCTGAAACGTCCTGGGCAAGTTCTGGGCTCCATTGTGCACGCAGTTTTCTTTCGATAACTGAAACGGTCACTGATGTGAGCTCAAACGAAACTTCACCCATTTCGCTTTGCAATTCAAGATCTTCGTAATTTTTAGCAGTTACGTTGATGTTGTGGATATCAACCACAGCATTTCCATCGCTGTTAACAATTTCGAGGTAGATAACGCCTGCCGCGCTCATAATGGCATTGCCATATCTTTGAACAGGAAGGTGGAAGTCAAGGGCAGTATTGCCAGTACCGTAGGTAACAGCAAGACCACTCAAAAATTCTTCTTGGTGTTCAAAGTTGGTTACGTTGAACTTTGTCGGGTCAAAAGTAACCTTTATGATGCCTGTAGTTCCTGTACCGATTGTCGTCGGGTTACCAGAGATAGGTTTGTAACCATCTGGATAGAGGTATGATGGGTTTGTGCCACCGCTGTAGCTTGTGATTGGAACAGCGTACTGATACAACGTGGTTGTGTCGCCACTACCAGCTACCAGCCCAAGGACTTTACCCTTGGATTTATCATACATACCGTCGTCGCCGTAGAAGGCGTCGTACAGGTTCTTCTGATCGTAGGTCATACCACTACGTCCCAGGATACCAGCTTGGTTTACATCGAAGTAAGTGTCGGTAATACGTGGAATGAAGTAGAATAACTTACCAATTGGAAGGTTCAGCGCTTGAACGCTGACAATTTCGTTGGCTAACAATTTTGAGAAAACCCTACGAACGATTGGGAAAACGACTGTTTCGAAGGATCCTTCACTACCTAACGCGGTAGCTTCGTTAATCAAGTACGAAGCCTGATTTTCGAATAACTGTGCAACAGTTTCTTTTTGGTGTCCGTCAAGACCGTCCAATAATCCCAAGCCATCCCATCTGCGAATAACTTCTTCGCGGATAAGTTTCATCTGATTGATTGAGGTATTGCCAACCTTGCCTGATTGAAGTAATGCACTCATTTTTTAAGTTTTTAGCTTGTTTATTATTTTATTTTTTTCATCAAATCCAGCATACGCGCCAGTTCTGGGTTTTGGTATGCGGTAGATTCGTTGATTGCAGATGCGCCACTGGTTACCGTTTTGTTAACTTGTTCATCAATTTGAACAGCTTTCTTGGTCGGTTTACCAAATGATGCAGCTAACGATTCATAGATTTGTTTGGATTCCGTCAAAGTTTTGGCGGCGTCCAGACGCGTCAGAATCTGGTTTTTTTCTTCCTTTGTCGTAGCGTGTTCAGTCATAAGCTTTACGGCGTGAGTTAAATTGGAAGTAAATACAGCAACTTCGTTGAATTGTTCTTTCAGAGTAGTAATAGCTGTTTTGTAGCCTTCTTCTTCTGTTTTAAAAGTGTTCACACTTTCGTTCAACTGCTGGATTTGCTGCCTTAACTTTGCGTTTTCAGCGATTGATTCAGCGTACTTTTGACGAGTATAAACCAACTTGTCGTGGTTTTCGTCCAGCTTTGTTTTTAACTGGGCAGCACTTTCGGCGATACCGACAGTGGTTTTGGAAGTAACTTTAGCCACAGGAATTTCTGGGGTTGATTTAGTTCCACGATCATAGTTAGGTTTATTCGATGCTTCCATCGACATATTACCTGGTACAGCTTTCACGACGGCGACGCCAATTTCGTCAGGCTTTGGAACATCAGTTCTCTTGTCAGATTTTCCGTGTTCCATATTAGCGGTAACGTGTTTGTCAACAGTTTCGCCGCCTTTGCCTACCTCGGCAACACCAATTTCTTTGGGATTGGCAACATCCGTTCTTTTGTCGGAGTTTTCTTTCTCATTGTCTGTGATGGTGCTGGATTCGCCAACGGTTGCAACAGGTTTCGTTGTTGGGGTTTTAACATCGTTACGTCTACTGTCGTCTACGTTACCTTTGTCTTTACCCATTTCTTTAACCCTGTTTGCTTCTTCTTGATAGGTACCTTCTGCAACAAGCTCTTCTTCTGATGCTGGCGGTTCTTTTGTTACATCATCGGTTGAGGGTAGGTCGTCTGACGGTGCTCCCGCATTTTGTTTGATGTAATATTCTTCGCCACCAACTTTGAGTTCGATGTTGCCATCAGGTGTCTGTACCACTTCGATTTCGTCCTCTGGGCCCATTTTCTTGAATACTTGTAAAACTTCGTCGTCGGATGCACCAGTTAAATCTACCACGTCATCTGTTTCAGGCTCTGCGCCTATTTCAGGTTCTGCGGTTACATCATCTACTGGGGGTTCTGCATCAGCGCCCATTGCACTTGCATCGCCTGTCGGTAATTCAGGCACGTCATCTTTAGGTTCACCAGATACGTCGTCAGTATCACTGCTTGGAACGGTCGGCTCTTCGGAGCCAGTAATTTTATCACCACCTTCGGCATTACTTGCTTCGGGATTTTTGTCTATGCCGTTTTCATCATCTTTATCTTTGTCATCGGCTTCATTGAGAGCTTGTGCGACAGCGCTCTGCAATTCAGTCTTTAAATCGGCATTTAGAATAGTTGCAGCGTGATTTTTCAACGCTTCGTTAATCGATTCCATTTCTGCATATGTTTCTTCGAGAAATGTTTTTTGTGTCTTTTTTGCTTCGTTTGGCATTTATGTATGTCTTTTTAAAATTCTTATTTCCGCCGTTAAAACTGCGGATATATCATAGCGTATTTTGTCTATAAATAGTTGGATTTTAGGGAAAAGACATATTTACAATGATTCTAAAAATAAAGAACCCTTGGAAACGCACGATTACCAAGGGTTTCAGAGTATAAAAAAATTTGATGGTTAACAGTTAATCATTCAATGACTTTCACTATTTGTGATTGTTTATAGTAATGATTTATTGCGCTAAATAAGCAACATAACATTAAAAAACAAATGTTCCGCTGCCGCCGCCGTTATTATTTACAAATTCTTCTTTTGATGGGTCATCTAATCCATTGTTTAATTCATCTATAGCATCGTCAGTAGTTGTTATCATACGACCATCATCCAATGACACGCGCAATTGACCTTCTGGGGTATTAGGCATAGATAAAATTTTGCCGCTTTCATTACCAACAAAAACATTTTGCTCGCCTGTTGACATATTGTTAAATGGCACGCCAGCTCTGAAATGTACCTTCACTTCGGTAGTGTTAAGCTCCATTAAATTACGCAAACGTTTTACTTCGGTTATCAATTTACTTCTATGCAAACTTTCGAATAAACTGTAATTATTCAAATAGTTATATATGTTTCTATAATCAATATTTCCGCTTAATTTTTTAACTATTTTTCCGTTCTTATTTTTATTCTCCAAGTCAATATTAAATGTTTGATTTTGGTAATCCGTGTCGTTAATGGTAATTTTAACTAATTTGTTTTCTAACACAGGATAGTCGGAAAAAGAGTTTTGTAATTGAATGACAACTTTCAGCATTTCATTGCCCATTTTAAATTCGTCATTTAAGTCATTGTAGTCAATAAATTTGTTCAAAACCTGATTTCCATTATTAAATGACTTTATAATTTCCATCATCATATTAAAATTTTCTGCGTGCAATTCATCATAAAGTATTTGCATATCGTCATCAGTTAGCCCGCCAAAAATGCTAATTAAATAAACAGAATAATAGCTATCATTGTTATATTTGCTATTTTCGGAGTCGTATCTCAACGTGCCTTCCAACGCGTTGCGATAATGTGATTCATTAGACGTCATATAACTTCCGCCATTTTTGTAAGACTTAAAATCATATTTTATTTGCTCTAACATATCCACAGCAGTTGTTGTGTCGTAGTCATAATCACTCTCGCCACCGCCCACTCGACTTAATAATGTGGTTATTATTTCTTCCTTTTGATCGTTGTCAAAATCATTGGAATAATAATTCGAAAAATTTTCTTCGTTACCATTTTCCGCGATATTTTTTGCCACCATAAAATTAATGTTAGGATATAACTTTAAGAAGAAATTATAAACATCATTGTGTTCGTCAAAAAATTCACCAATATTAATTGGATAATCTTTAGCGTCCATAAATTGTTCGCTTTCAAAATGAAACTGTAATTTTTCGGTTGGGTCGTTTTTATCAATCAGAATCCATAATTTACCGTCGCTGTTATAAGTGTCAAACCTGTTGTCATATTCGGCGGCTGTGCACCATCTGGTTCCCTTACCATAAAAGCAAGCGCTTTCTTCGGTTTTTGGGTTGATAATTGTAAAATCGCCAACGGTGTATTTTTCGGCGTCTTTTTTAATATTTTTGACTTCTTGCTTCTGACTTGTGATGCTATTAATGTCAAAATCGCTTTGACTGGTATAATTATTAAAAATGAAATCAGTTAATTGCTTTAAATTAATCTTACTGATATCTTTATATTCGGGAGATAATTTATTGCTGCGTTTGAGTCGGTCATATATCGCCAAATCTTCTTTGATTTTATAAAAATCTTCTTCTCTTGTTTTTTGTATGATTTTTACGTTATCTGGTTTTAATAGCCATTTATCGTATCCGCCAAATCGGTCATTAGCAGGATTATAGGTTGGGTCTAAATTTACAATCTTAACGTATAAATCAGGGTTAATATTTTGATAATATTGCGCTTTGGCGTCTTTGGATGTGATTTCGTGTAAATACTCTTCTGATAATACTTGATTTACAAGATTATTCAACTCCATCAATACACGAAGCCTTTTAACTTCTTCACTTAATAGTTTTTTGCCCATATTTTTCTGACTTGTAAATCAATTCAGCTATTACGGATGTTAAGTAGCCTTTCAAAAAAGCCAGTTTCATTTCAGGGTCTTTTGCGGGCGTTTGGCTTTCTGCTTGTTCAACAATGGCAACCGCTTTTTCCCTGGCGCTGGAAGATTGTTTTAAAATCTCATCCCAATTCTTTCCGAAAGTTGTCCTGATATCCTCTTCATTTATACCTTCGCCCATTGGCTGTGGCGTGCCCATCGGAACGAATTTAGTTCCATCCCATTTAGGCGTAAATCCATTAGGGTGCTCCACATAAAATTGAATATACATTTCGCCTTTAATTGGACTTTCGGCTTTATACATACGATATGCTCTTAACATATGTGGGTTTTTCCCACTTTCGATATAATGGAGTACCTCTGTTTTTTTTTCTTCTGGGTTTTTAATATCGAGCAACTTTTTAGCCAGACTCATCGCATTATTAGCAAAACTGCCAATGCTTTCATTAATTTGCATCAGGTCTTTCAGTCTGTCAACATTTTCTGTTAGGGTTCTGTTCATTATAATAATAGTTTAAATTTATTATCCAAGATAAGCAAGTACTTCTGATTTACCGCTATTCATTTTATGCCAAGATAAAGCCAACGACGTATTAACAATTGGCGTGTATGTTGGCAGACCGTGAACGTCTTGTTCACTGCTTTTCATACCAAGTTCAATGTAAGTGTGGCTGTCGTCGCCTAAAAGCATACCACTCCATTTAGTACCATCTTCTTGTAGCGGAATAACGCCGTTCTTTTCTAATATTGCAAATATCCCGTCTAACGGTATTTCTGTAAAATATGTTGGTTTCATCAATTCGTGCAATTCACGATTAATATTTTTTTTGGTTACAGAATCCATTCTATTCGTAGCCTTATCTTCACGCATCATCACAGGCGCGCTCATATCCATACTTTCATTAAGCACGTGCATACGACTTAATTCTTCTACAATATTTTGCGGAGTTTCTTTTATCATTACACGAATATTATTTTTTATTGCCGCTTAAAAAATACGTCAATCGGTTCATCATATCTTCCTGACGAATTTCACGTGAACTTTTTTGCGGTTCTTGTTGCTGAATAGACCTGACAAGCTTTTCGTCATATTTAGCAAAATCTTCCAGTTTATTGTAAATGTATGAGCCAGGTGTTGATGGAGAAGAAACTACGTCAAAACAAATCAATTCGAAATCTGGCTGTACGATTTTTTGGTTGTTCTGTTTTTTTAATGTGCCAACGCCACGGGAAGAAATACCCAGCGTCATACCGTAACTGAAATAATGCGCAACCATATCACCGCCGCAATATAACCCGCCGTGTTCCCTGTAACCACGGGAAACAAGAATTTCAAGTTTACCGATTAATACGTTGTCTTTCCAGAACATTTCAAGCACTCTGTGCGGAGAGCCTTTGGTTAGAGAAACAACCGAACTTTCTGGATGGTCAAGTTCGTGATACGATGCATTCATATCAATAACTTTCTGATATTTGGTAACTTCACGGCGCAAAATATCTTCGGGATAGACACGACCATTGCGATTTTCCACGTCGTATTTTTGAAGAGTGGCGTAAACAATAATCGGCTGGCTATAATCCACCAGACCTTCTTTCATTTCGCGCAAAATGTTTGCGTTGAGTTCAAAATTCGGAGAAATGCTGCCAGCGTCGTTTTCTACGAGAATGCCGAATCCGACTTGATTTTCCGTAAGAATTTTCAAGTGTTCAATGTTGGTGGTAAATTCCATAGCAACTATTTTTTCTATAAATAGTTGCCAACGCACGAAAATTAATCACCCGCCTTGGTAGTTTGAAAACCCGAAAATTTAGAAACGCCGATTTGCGTTGAACGAAGATTGTCCAAAACTTCCTGATAATCGTTGTTGAAAATAAATGCCGACACTACAAACTCTCGAAGATGCGCCATAGTAAAGTCTTTTGTATCTTCAACCATTTGTTCCAGCTTATATTTTTTAATTTGAGCCTTGGTTAATTTACGGCGTAAATATTCGCGTCTGGCGGCTGGGTTAGGTTTGGTTATTTCATATTTTTTGTCAAATCTGGAAGGTCTATTTTTTATCCTGTCAGGAATTAGCGCAATATTATTGGTGGTTGCCACGTACACGATATTACTTACGGAATTTACACCATCCAGAAAAGTTAAAAATAATTCTTCGCCGTATTTTGCCAGTACTTTATCCAAATCTTCAATGAAGCAAATAATAGGACGGTCGGCTTCAAGCCTGCGTACGATAGGAATAATGCGCATCCACATCAGAGGATCGGTTAACTGAATTACGATGCCGTCAAATACTTTGATATCTTCAATTAATTTATAAATCAGTGATGTTTTGCCGCAGCCTGTTTCTCCATAAAGTAAAATACCGCGATGCGGTTTTAATTTATATTGTCTGAATTTATCCAGATTATTCCAGAAAGCAGCCATATCATTAGTAATTTGGGTATATGGTGTTCCTGGGAGCAAGTAAATGTCATCCACATCATATTCGATAGCGCTCACGCCCATTCCGAATTCTTCACTATACGTTATGGAATACAGCCCACTGGGAATATGCGGCATTGTTGTATAAGCCAAAAAATAATCTTGTCCGTTTAAAGTGTACCAAGACGTGACGGCGCTAACATCTTCATTATTATCAAAGCCATCTTCGATAATTTTTGGCACTTCATTCACTGGTTCAGCCAAAGATAATTGCGTTTCTTTTTGCTCTATGGGTTCGTCTTGCATTATTTTACTTTTTTGGACGTAAATGTAAAATTGCGGTTGCTTTTAACACTTCCGATAATTTTTTTTATTAAACTCGTCACATTACTATCATAAATATCATTTGGAAATTTTATGACATTTTTAGGGTATAATGTAACTTCAATAGCCAAAAAACTTTGTTTATCTTTTTGTAAACCAGACTCTCTTAAATCAAAATCAACAATATATTTGTTATAAAAAACATTATAATTGATGGAATCATCAATTTCACGTTTTACTGTTTGCGATAAAGTTCGTAGTTTCTTATGAAATCTAAAATTGTGTTTAGGCGTTGCCCAAGAATGAATGGACACAAAAATACTCTGCGGGTTGAGAGCATTTATAGTGCCGTATTTGGCGGTAAATTTTGGGTCTGGCGGCAATTTCACCTGCTTGCCTAATTTTTTTAGCATATGTCATCATATCAATTCAGTATTATGAGTTCACAGCAAATATACGAAAAAAATTTCAAAAAGTCAAATTTTAGCAAAACTATTTACGTATCGTCGCCAGATAAAACAGCGGGTTTTGCTGGTTGTGTTTGATTAGCAGCAGTATTCACGTCGCCTGTTGCAGTCGTATTATTTGACGTACCTGTTACTGGCTGGTGATAGGTTCCCCAGAATCCGCCTGAATTGGTATAATTAGGTATATTATTGTTATACATCATTTGACGGGTTGACATTGGTAAATCTGGTTTGTACGCCGCCCCAATAAGATAGGTCATTACGTATGGAGATAATACGCCGAAATATGCGGACGCTTCTAATAAATCCAATGCTTTAACAATGCACAAAACACCCAAGGCTAACCATAAAAGAACGACAATGTAAATAGTAACTTCGCGTGTTGAATTGGTGCCTTTTTTAAATATGGTAGTGGAAACGGCTGGTCGTTTGGTTTCACTAATAATATACGAACCAGCAAACCCTGTTAACGTGAGAAAATAAACGGATAAATCATAAAAATGAGTTTTGAACATCACGCCAAGTATGCCTAATACCACCCAAAGTCCAATAATTATACACGCAAGAATTAATCTTTTGTGTTCAATCTGCGGGCCGTCATTAAATTGTGCAATTGCGCCATTTCCGTTAGTGGTGGCGCCTGTCGGTGGTAAACAATCAGCCATAAAACAAAATTTAACGGTTAAAACCTTCTTTTAATACCAATAACCTTTCGAGATTACCAAGCGATGGCTGTGATTCTTTTTTCATTTCAATTAGCGTATCTTTAACTTGTTGTAGTTTAGGATATGTGGGGTCTGTTGCAGGAATCTTTGTTACTTGTTCTTCAATGGCGGACACGTTATCATCAATGAGTCGTATGTAATTTGCCAAAATTTGTTCCGCGTCGTGTCCTGCGAATGCTTCTATTGCCAATAATTCTTGCTCATTCAACTGGCTCAATCTGTTTTTTACTTTTTTTTGCAGTATTTCGAAAAACACGCCTTTAAACCTTGGGTCGATATGCGCTGTAATCAGATTTTCAGTAACCATTTTTTTTGTGAGCAATTGCTTGGCTTCCAAACGTTCTTTGATATTTTTTCGATTGGCAAAAACCAACGTGTCTAAAGCTCTAACGTATGGATCCATCTTATCTATCGTTAAATTACTTCGCTCTAACGATTCTAACAGGGCAAGGTCTTGCGCTGTTAATTTTAAAGTTCTTAAATAATTTACGGTTTCTTCCAGATACTCTTTTGCGAAATACTCATCATCATAATGAGCTTTGAGTAGCTTATCATATTCGGTAAATAGTTCGGTAAGAACTTTTGATTTTTTTAATGTTTTAACGAACTTGGTTAAGCCTTCCTGAAAAAGCTTTTTGTCGTCGGTATATTTCTCTTGAAGATGAGTTAAAACCTGCTCTTTTAATAATCCAAAACTTGGCATAATCGTAAGGTGTTACTGCTTATTTTTCATAAATATCAAGTTAACACCTAAAAAGTTAATCATCGTCGGTTTTTTTGTCCGTCAAGGTGTCAAGCTCCGTCATCATCTTATACACTTCCTCATTTATGGTCGCATTTCGCTTTTCCAAGCGTTGTGACAAACGTTTGCTTTCCAGACGTACATTTACCTCATTCTGGAAGAATTGTTCTTTAAGGGGCTCATTTGTGGCTTCTTCTGGCGCAAGTTCTTCTGGTTCTTCGGTTGCTGGGTTATTTTCAGTTGAACCCGATGTGCTCCCAGCTTCGCCGCCCTCTCCGCCTTCTCCGCCTGGGGGTGTTGGTTCACTCATTAAGCCACCGCCAATACCGCCAGCACCACCAGTACCACCGATACCGCCAGTGCCGCCCTGCTGATTCTGACCAGGTAGAACCATCTTACTTGGGTCAATGTTATAGATATCATACAGGTCTTTGAATACGCCCGTTTGCTTAATAGTTTCGGCAAGCATTTTCTTTTCTTCAACAGCAGCCATTTCAACGGCTTGACGTTGAATATCCAGTTTAATTTCGTCATCAGACATATCCAAAATATCTTTTTTAGCTTTGGTGGCAGACATAGCTGCAAAGCCACCTTCGGCAGCCGTGACAGCATCCCTGTATAATAACACCTTTTCTCTCCAACGTTCGATTTTAAGCAAATCTTGCTGGGTAGACGGATTGGTTAGCGTCAGTGTAAAGTTACCCAGTTCATCTTCAAACCCTTTAAGGTATAAATGAATGATAGCGATTTTATTTAATTCCTGAATCAATGCTTTTTGAATACGGTAAACAGTACGCGCAAAACGCACATCCATCATAGCTAAATTCTTGCCTTCGCCAGCCGTTTCATCGAACCCAATAAATGGACGCGGAATACGCAAAGCGGTAAGAAGTTTATTTTGAATGTATTTTATATCGGCAATGGCGTCCAGATTCTGTGCGCCTGGTAAAATCTCAATAGGCGTAGGTAAAGTCGGGTCACGGAGTGGCACGAAAATATCTTGGTCAACTGAAATCATATTGTAACGCAGGTCAATATTAGCATTGGCTGAATCAACCACAGGTGAACGACGGAAATTATTTGCAACCTTATCGATATAGGCGTCAACGTCCTTATCGTCCATATTGCCAACGAATACTTTATAAACACGACGTTCAGCGGCACGGGAAATACGATACGTTAACATCGCATCTTCTGACATAACCAACTGCTTCCAAATTCTACGAGCTTTATCAAGCATAGAATTGTGTACTACAATATTGTTCGCAATGAAATTATGCTCTGGATGCTCTACATAAATGTCGTACGTATCTGCAAAATCAGATTTTTCAATTGAAATTATTGGCTCCAATATGAACTGGTCGGTAAGCCTGTTGGAAATATCGTGGGTTTTTGCTTGTTTATTTTTCTTTAGGTAATAATAAACACCGTATGACGGTAACGCGTGTTGAATTTTAATTCCGTTAATTATAACATCTTTTCTTTGCCTTTTGGAAATTTTTCCTGTTTTATATCCTAAACTTTGCAATAAAATTTTGACGTCTTTTATAAGCATTTCATTAGACAATTCTAATTGGTATCGGCAGCAATTCCATTTATCTATAAAAATACTACCATCAGCTTGAAATAATCCGTTTATAAACGCCTCTTTAATTTCAATAGACGACGTATATACCCAAGAAGGTATTCTTTTTGTGTGCGCATTACCAGTAAATCCCATTCTTTGCAATATTGTAACCAATAATTTGGAATTGCTTCGAGCGTTCTCGCCAAATTCTTCTGGCAGCGTAGTAACTTGATGCCCGCTAAACTTTTCGAGTAAACTCGCATATTTTTTATTAATTTCTTTGTGAATACCTTGGGCAATACTAACGCTATTTTTATCCAACGAACCGTCGCCCACCAAATACCCAAATAATTCAGCAAATTCTGGTGTAACTACATCAGGAATCAAGTCAATGTTATCCCAATAATGATTATTTTTGGAGTAAGTTAGTGATTTTTCATAATCATCTGGTAACGTCTTATCAATAGTAATCTCTTGATTGATGTTATGCGACGTGTTAGTTACTAATAAGTCATTAATTTTTAAATCCAACACATTTTTATAATCGAATGCACCACTTTTTTTATCATAAATCATTATTTTATGTTCTTCGGATGCGTCAACGAAATAATGTTTGCTTGATATTTTATATGTTTGTTTTTTGCCTGATCGAACCACGTCCAATACTTTAGAATATTCTGTTTCTTGCGCTGCGGTATTAAACGATAAAACCATATCTCCAATTTGAACATCTTTAATTTCTTTGTATCCTTTGTTTGTATTTATGTAACTATCTGATTTTAAGCAAGTTCCATAGGGCAAGCGGCGATCGTCGCCCAATAAACGGAAGTGCGCCATTTCGAACGTATTAAATTCCATATCTTTGTTCTTCCAGAAAAATTTAACGTTTGGCTCCCTGTTCAAGTCATTCAAACTGGTAATTTTTTGGAAATCAGGCTCAACCCTTGTAATTTCAATATTCGGTAGTTGTTTACAGCCAACAACGCCCTTTTTCGGAAGAACTTTTAAGTAAACAAAGTTATCGCCATATTTGCAAATATTACGCGTCCACGGCGGAAGGTTGGAACTGATATCAAGCACATCAAAAAATAATTCTTCGAGCGCGCTTTTGATACGATTACTTTCAGAATAAATTTGCAGAATGGTTCCATTTTCATTGGCAGTACAGGATTCTTCCATATACAGGTCAAGCGCAGCGCCGATTTCTGGGGTGTTATGCGAAAAAATTGTATCAGTGGCAAAATTTTTGTAACCAGGAACTGTAAGATCGTAAACAGGAACAACACCGAAAGGCTCAATTGCTTTAATTTTATGATTAATAACTCTATTTTCGCTTTGGGCTATAGCTGTGGAATATTTACTTTTCTCTATTCCGTAAGCAACTAAAAAAGTCACCCAATCATTATATCCGTTGTTTTGTAGTTCTCTTTGTAATTTAGTGTGCGAAATATTTAAAGCCTTTGCTGTGCCGAACAATGTTTTATGTAGTTGTGCCGCTTCAACAATATTATCCCACGGTATATGAAAATAAGCAGGATTATTAACACCAATACGCGCGCCATTCCAATGGTGCTTATTATCTGTTCGTTTACCAACTTCAAGCATTTTAGTCCTATATTCTGGATTCGCCCATAATTTTTCGTTATTATGACGAGCGTGAAACGCTTGATGTTCTTTTTCATCCCATATTTTAAGATTTTCAACCAGATTGTTCTTTCCGTTAAAATCCAAATGATGCACAACTTCATTTTCTTCCAATGGTCTGATTAAATGTTCGGCGACCAAAGTATGTTCTGGAACCCAGCCGTGGTGACCCACTTTTGAATTACAGGTATAAATCCAATTATAGTTTTGATTATTAAAAAAAGATTTTTGGTAGAAGGGCATCATACTATCACCCACGTGTAAATCTTCAACTTTGGCATAAACGCCATCGCGCTTCAAAAATCTATGACCATAGGTAGCAATGATAAACGTATCATCGTCGAATATTATTTTATAAGTCATTTCATCACGTGTATAATGAGCATTACGAGCCAAGGCTGGAACCACTTGTTTTTTGTTGTGATCGTATGCATACGTGATGAATTCATAATCGCGACCTTTAGCTGCAAGCGACTCTATGGTTTGAAAACCTTCAAGTGTGTAAATCATTGATTTTGAGGCAATTGAAAATTCCATCGCCTCGAAATCGTAATAACTGGCAATACGCGTAGGCTCATAAAATACAGCTTTTTGGTAAAGCTCATTATCAATCTTACGCCACATACCCTGCAAATACAATGTTTGCTGGGCTTCAAGTTTTTCTCTTTCGTATGCCTGTGGGTCTAAATCTTTAATTAGCTCACGGTTGATAATGTATTTCATTTGTTCAGCTTCGGAGCCGTTAAGTGTCCTGCTTAAACGTTGCCATACGGTCAAATTTGTTTGATTGTTAGCCATTTCTATCGCTTAAATTCAATTATAATACATAATCACATTGCACATACAACGGCGCCAGCCATACACCTGTTTGCACCACCCATATGCGTTTTGATACGTATGTTGTTTCAAAATCATTTACACCGTCACAAGTTCGTTCACTGGCAAGTTGTTGCAAAGGAACTTCCTGTATTTTTCTATAATCGGCAGGCGATGGTCGCCATAAATAAGGGTCGCCACCAATGTTCGATTGAGAATAAGTACTAATCGTGGTTCTAACGTTTGTCCTAATGTTTGTCACAGCTTAAATGTATGAAGTTTTATCTTAAAATAAATAGTTAGGTTATCTGTATCCTTCTGGAATTATCCCTGTTTTTTTATATTCTTCAATCTCTTTTGCTGACACACCGAATAACCATTTATACTGGTCATAAGCCTGACGACCCATACCTGCTGCATACGGATTGGTTTCAGGCATAAACGGTAAACTATGTTCTTTATGCTGGTTATTACTCATAGCCGCAGGATTCTGCTCCAAAATTGGCTGATTGGTTGTTTCATAGTTACGCCAACTTTTCGCCATAGCGTCCAATTGCGCATTATTTTTCTGTAGCAAGGTAAATGAAACATTGGCGGCAAAAATTGCCATACCCAGCGCCATAATTAAATCATCGTGAGCGCCTTTTAAATGGTCAGGCTTTCCATTTACATATACGAATTTACGTAATTCATTCGTCAATCTTACAGAACGAATCTTAAATTTACCTACACGAATCGCTTCTTCCATTGCCTGTACAATCTGAACACGATTGTTTCTGGCAGAAAAATTAATTCCTGGCAGCGCGCCTTCTGGCGCCCCACCAAATAATTCCATCGGCGACAAGCCGTCATAATAAAGTAATTTAGTAGGATAATTCAATTCAGCCAGCTTTCGCGTAGTGGCAATACCCATACCACCTGTGATATCAATGCAAGTGAACGCTTGATATTGAATGCCGTATTTTTGCAATAACGTGGCTGCTAAATCTGGCGGAATTTTGCCGTGATATTCAGCAACTTCTTCCCACGTGTCATAATCCAGAATTACCAACCCAGTTGAGTCATCTGAATCGCCGCGGCTCACGTCAAGTCCAGCAACATATCGATGGTCAGGTTCAGGATATTTCCAAATCCACATATCCGTCATCCATTCTTTTTTAAGCGGGTCTTTGCAATTTTCTTTTTCCTGTTGGAGAATGGTTTCAATATCAATAACATTGTCACCAGACCCTAAAAATGAACATTCAACTTCTTGTGCAATATTACGGCGGTTAAAGTTCATTTGTCGGCACGTATTTTCAAACCATCCAGAATGCGGGCGATAACCCATTTCAATTAATGTACGCCAGTAATCGTGACGTGTTTGTTCATCGCCGTCCATCAAAACACGAATAACTTCTTCGGTACGTTCTTCTTCTGGCGTAAGCATCCATTTGATGATATCTGGCGTACGCACAAACTTCAAATCTTGATTGTATCGTGGGTCGTGATACCACTTCATTTCTGTAATTTTGAAGTTATTGTTACGTTCAATAGCGCCTTCATATTGAGCATAATAAATATCATCCAATCCGTTAGGCGTAGAAATCAATGTGGCTTTTCCACCAGTAGAAACAGACGCCAAACATTGTGCCCAGAATGGCGAACCCCCTTCGATAAACGCCGCTTCATCCAGTACAATATACGTCGGTGTAAAACCACGAAGAGCATCGGGTGATGATGCAACAGCTTTGTATTCGCTTTTATTTTTTAATTTGATATATTTTTGAGATTCACGCGCAAATTTGCCGTCTTTTCCGCGAATAGGAACCCATTCAGGAAATTGTTTTAGATAGTCCACAATTTTAGTTAAAAATTCAACTGCGGTATCCAGCTTATTTGCAACGATTAATATTTTTTCGGGACGTTCAGGGTCAGCAAACGCGCCTTTGCAGGCGAAATATGCGGCACTGAAAGACGACGCCCCAGCCTGACGATATTTTAATAAAATGTTGTATCGTTCAGATTCATAATTACGGATTGCCGTCTTTTGTTGGTCAAATAAAACAAAAGGAACATACCCATTATGCGTCAAGTCAAAGGTTTGAAGATAACTTTCTATAGCGTGAATTGGATTGCGAACGCAATACGCATATTCTTTGACAAGTTCTTCACGTGTATTCATAAAAAAGGTTAAACTGCTTATTCTCTTTATTATAAATATTACGATATTGTTGATTTTCAAAAGTAATTGGTTATATTTGAACTCTAAACCCCTCTGATATGAATGATTTAGAGAAGTATTTTTATAACAATTACGGCGCAATTATTTATAAGTGGAGCCATTACTTTGACATATACGATCGGCATTTTTCCAAATTTCGCGGAAAAGATATCACCCTGCTGGAAATAGGCGTATTAGAAGGTGGAAGCTTACTTATGTGGAAGAACTATTTCGGTGATAAAGCTAAAATTTACGGACTGGATATTAACCCAGCCTGTGCCAACAAAGTAAAAGCCGACAACGTGGAAATTATTATCGGCTCTCAATCAGATAGGAATTTTTTACGCTTACTTGCACAAAAGTTACCAAAAATAGATATTTTAATCGACGACGGTGGACATTTGATGAATCAGCAAATCATTACATTTGAAGAATTATTCCCACACGTAGTTGATGGTGGTGTATACCTTTGTGAAGATTTACACACATCATATATGAAACAATGGGGCGGCGGATATAAAAACCCCGATACGTTTATTGAGTATTCCAAAAATTTCATCGATCAATTAAATGCGTATATTCCTGATAATCCTGACTTACCTGTAACAGAATTTACGCGTCACGTAGATTCAGTTCATTATTATGACAGCATTCTGGTAATTGAAAAGAAATTAAGAGAAAAGCCAGAAGATATTGTTACAGGCGTTCATCAGGATTGAGCCTGATTATAAGAACGAACATTTTCTTTAATCTGTTTTCCCCACGTAGTTATTTGAGAAATGGCTGTTGCAGTATCATAATCAGATAACGCCGAGCGCATAAAAGCGTTGAAATCATTGGTTGGTAGTTCAAAAATCTTACCTAAAATTTGCGATTTTACATCAAGATAAGCAACAGGAAAACAATTAAGAAGGCGCTCCCAGTAGACTGGCCCCAGCCTTAAATACCACATTTCAGCCAGCAAAAAATCGGCTTCATCATACACGTATTCCAGTAGTCTTTTATCGTTAGGCAGCGCCAGCGTAGCAATCAACTCCATAATAGCTTTGATTATTTCGTGCAATAAAGCGGGGAAATTAATAGCTTCAACCGTAATCACAGGGATTCCGTCTGCATTGAATTTGAGTTTTTCAAACCCAGCTTTTGTTTGGTCATCATCCATAGCGGTGCCCGCATATGAATCTGGTATCATATAATACATCAGGTCATTGGACGACATTAAAAGCTGGTACACAGGAATTAATTCTGGGTTGATGGCATCCAGTTCATCTTTGCCAAGGTGGAAAATGTAATGACCTTTTTTGGACGCGCCAGAAATCAACGAATTGATGAACCTGCGCTTCTGCACTTCGTCATTTGCGTCGTAATGTAATGTAGGCGGCGCTTCAAACTCTTCCTTTTCTTTTTTCAAATCTGGTGGAAAACTTACATTACCAAATCCGACAATATGAACGTCAAAAATTACGTCGCCCTCTTTAATATTGAAGTCTTTGCGTACAATATCTACAGCCAAATCTTCAAGTTGTTTACGGTGCGGTGCTTCAATTTGACAACTTTCAGCCACAGACATCATCAAGTGCATAGTTATGGACTGCATAATGGTCATCATCGTAATACGTGGCGGCGTATTTTCGGAGCCTATAGCGTGCCTGTACTTATCAACCAAGTCATTAAAACGCTTTTTGGCGCACTGTTGCTCAAAATTTCCATTGACAGGATGTTCAGCCAATGTTGGATAGGCATTATTGGCTGCTAAATAATGTTGACGATTACGCAATTGTGTCTTAATGGATGCGTTCATTATCGGGCCAAAATCGCCGTAGTTTACGTTTACTGGCATACTTGTTGTATTAAATGTGAATATTATGCCTTTGGGCGCGGGTCGGCTTCTGGGCGTTTATATGGGATTCTTGATGGATCCTTTTCTTTACCTGGCTTCGTAACTGGTTGAGTTGGAGCTATCGTAGGCGCAATTGTAGGATTGGGGTCTGTTTTAGTGCCGCCGTTCCAAATTTTATGATTCATAATTTCAGTTTTAATTTGGGTGCAAATATACGATATTATTTTGACAAATCCAAATATTTTAATGAGTTGTTCCAGTAATCATCATCGGCGGCTTCGGCTTTATGATATCGAACACGGCATTAATCACAGTTTGAGTGTCTACATAAGCATCTTCCACATACGGGCATTGTTCCCAAATAATAAACTGGTCTGGGCGTAAATACTTACGATCTTTTAATAGATTGATGTTGTGTTTATAGCCAAAATGGGCGGGGTCTGACCTACTAAATAGGACAACACCTCTGGTCGGCACTTTTTGCGCGTTGCATAAATGTGGCAAAAAATTGTCCACAGAAATCCATACGTCGACATTACGCACCAGTTTTTCAACTTCTTTTAATGGTTGATTAAATCTGTGCACAACGCCTTCAAAACGATATTCATTTCCTATTCCTATTTGAATGATTTCATTTATTTCGGCGAATTTTTTTAATTTTACAATTAATTCCTGCCAGTATGGGTAGTTTTTCGCGTTTTGAGCTCCGTTTCTCATCATATTACTGAACGGACTGATTAATACTATACTCATAATTTATGTTTGATTTAACTTATATAATGCTCTATAGGCGTCAATTAAATGACCCTTCCAATTATTATCAACCATCCATTTGTAGACGTCAAAATTACTAATATATTCCGCGTAACACAATATAGCGTCAGCAATTGTCAACAGATGTACGCCTTCATATTCTTCGAACAATTCAGGGAAGCAGGATGACAGTAAAATCTTATGCCCCTTATATTTTGCGAGTACTTCTGGCATTAAAGTTTTGAACATATAATGGTCGCCAAGTCCGTTATTCAACACGATATGGCAATATTGAGTTTGTTTTACGCCCCAGTTTTTATATAATTCTTTAAATATGATTTCATCGTGATTCCACATATCATTATTTGTATTATCGCGAATACCGCCAGCGGGCGCGTGGTAATGCCAAGTTACACAATGCGGCGTAACGGCAAGATTCCAGCCCTTACGTTTCATTTCGTAAGTAAAAATGGTTTCTTCCCTATGCCCGACGCGTGAAAGCTGTGTATTATATCCGTGCTGGGCGGCTTCTTTTCTAAACAAAAATGAACTGTATAAATGGTCAACTGATTTAATGCTGGATTTTTCGTGTGGGTACCATTGTTCGTTAATTCCAAGAAAAATATCTTCGATTTTTGACGACGCCATCTTATTTGGACGCAGGTCTATTTGCGGATTTAATATTAACCCGCCAATAGCGCCTGTTTGTTTTCCCAATTCTCCGAATAAAACTTCCAACGCATTTGCTTCTGGAACATTATCATCATCTAATCGCCATATTAATTCGTGTTTTGCTTCTGTTAACGCTCGTTGGTGATTTTTCACCTGACCTTCACCAGCTCCCCATTCCACACGCCAATCAATTTTTCTTTTGCTCAAATGAGAAAATATATTTTGATAGGTTGGTTCCTGCCGCAAATCGCGGTGTTCCCCGTCATCATAAATAATTAACTCATCGGGCACCTTGGTTTGGTTTGCGATAGCCGTCAAACATAGCGGTAGAGTAGTAAAATACCTGTTGCGAGTTGAAACTGTTGCCGTAATCCGATTCATAATAAAATTAAATTTGATTCTTTTATACGTATAATTTTACATTTTAAAATATTTTCAATTTCTTGTTGCCTTATGGCGTCTTTTTCTTTAAGCGTGCCATTAGAGCTATAATGATGACTTTCATCAAATTCATAAACAACATTATTTTCCGCATCATACCCATCAACCCAATATCCAAGTTCTTTTATAAAAAATTCACCACCATTTTCCGCGTGTTGAATATGTACACCATTTTGTTCCATTAAACGATTAAAATAATTACAAGCGACAGGATTATATCTGGGTTGAATTTGACCGCCGTTGCTAATATTATTATTTATTCTTTTGATAGCCGACAAACGCATTTTCAATTTACTTTCCGTAGAACGCTTCATACCAAATAAATAATTATTTTTACCTGTATGTGCTAAAGCGTTTTTTTGTTTTATTTCTTTAATTTTTTCGGCGTCAAACACTTCTTCCATCTTTTTACCTTTGTTCCAAGGTGTTTTTCCTTTTAGAGATTTACTCATTTTTTGTCTTGTTTCCGCGGAAGGGTTTTTATTGGCTTCGCTTATTTTTTGCTTGGTTTCATTAGAATGATGTATACCTTTATTCCAAGGTGTTCGCCCCGCGTTTATACAATTTTTACAATTAGAATTTTTTTTAGTTCTATAGATTAATGCGCTTTTTGTTTTATAAAATATATCTTTACCGCATTTTGGACAAATTCGGGTAAAATAAACTTTTTTCATTCTTGAATCTTTGGTTTATGTGTTATTATGCTTAAATATCCTGTGGGAATTATATTTGTGCCGTCCAGTGGCGGTGTGAGCATTAAAGTTCCGCCTGGTTTTAATAGCTCCCACCAAATGTTTCTTAATTTAGAAAATTCATTAGTGAAAAATTCATCATCTCGTATATGCGCCCATATTTTATCTACTGATGCGATTGGAAACGGTAAATGGAGTTTATCACACCACATATCGGCGTTAGGATGGCTTACATCAATGTTTAAATAACCTTCTTTGACGTCCGCACCGCAGTCCAGATGCAGCCGTAATTGCTGTTCAGTTAAAATATCCCTTTTACTTTTATAAAATGTGTTATTTGTTTTGTGAAATACACCATCTGCCGTCCAAATTCCTGATACGAACGGTAATCGTTCAGATATGAAGCCTATTTTACTCAAATAAGCTATCAAATTATCACTTCCGTTTAAGTATTCTGGCGCCATATCATTATGAATTTCCAAGTACAATATATCGAAACGCCGCACAAGTTCTTTTGGCGCTTTGTAAATGATATCAAATTCGGCGCCTTCGCAGTCCAGTTTTAATACCGCAGGCTCATTTGATGGTATCAAATCAATTATCTGCCTTAATGATATTGCTGGAATTTCTTCATCCTTTTCAGATGTTTTAAATATATTGGATGTAATGCCAGCATCGGTTATCCTGATTTTATCCGCAGAATTATACACCGCCTGTTTGTAAGTAATGATATTATCATAACCCGCGGTAAGCTCTTCAAGTATTTTATAATTATTTGAATTAGGTTCAAATGCAAGAATTTTTTTTGCGCCTAATTTGTCTGCCAATAGAGCCACGTAGCCGTAATTAGCGCCTACGTCCACAAATATCTTACCTTTCACATCTTCTTCGAACAGATAATATTGGTTGAGTTCAAATATTTCTTTAAATAAGGTAGGATTCAATTCAATCAAACGATTTGTATTAATTTCTTTTTTATTAATAACAGGCTTAATATATTTTTTATCAATAAACTTCTGTTTGTTTTCTTGGATAAATTTAGGAAACTTTTCATTAATATCAATGAATTTGAAAATCATTCCTTTCTCTAAAATGTCGCCGCCTTCATTTATAATCTTTTCCAGCCTTGTTTCATCGGTAAAATGTGGCGTGTTATATTCCTGATGAGCATAACTTTCAATTTTTTTCTTTATCTGCTTTACGTCGCCGATAAAACTGAAATGCCACCCGCCGTCCGTAATCATCGGATAATCTTTATACCTGAAATAACAGAATGTGTATGGCTTTAGAATATAATACGGAAGTAGGCGCAGATGTGTGGTACCTTTATCCTGACGTTCACAATTCAGAAAGTAGAAATAATATTTGGTTTCAACCGCCACTACGCCTTGCTTTGTGTTATATGCGGCAAGAACTTCTTTTTTTGGAATTTCATCAGCGTCGCCAGATATAATAATATCATAATCCTTGGCGTCATATAATCCTTGAGCACAGGCGTCGCGCTGATGACTTTCCCTGTGCCAAGCATTGTCTGTCTGCGGCATATCATCGAACACAATGTGGCGTATCTTATCTGCGTATTTAGCATATCGTGTTTCGTTGTCTTTGAAATAAAGCGGTTTAGGCTTACCAGAATGCGTTAAATGTGACTCAACAATCACAAAATAATCTACAAGACTGCCCAGTTCAGCAAATCTAATATCCAACACGTCCAATTCATCGTTGAACATAAAACAGTCATAAATTCTTTGTTTCCTGTCGGGCAAACGTTCGGGTGTGCGCGCGCGTTGCAATTTGAATACTTTTATGGGCGCGGGCGCAAATGTACCGTCTGGAAACCAGCCGCCCCATTGCGGGCCTTGATGCGTGACGTCGAAACCAATGAATTTCATATAATTCAGCAAATTATCTGTCTGACCTTTAAAATTAGGATTCATATTGTCGTGGATTTCCAGATAAATAATATCAAATTGTTGCACCACGTCCGCGGGAGAATGCATCAATATTTCATACTCTGACCCTTCACAATCCAATTTCAATATTTTTTTATGCGTGCCAAAATTGGCGTACGACGCAGCTTCCACCAATGAAATACATTTAACCGCTTCCCCTGTTTCGGCGCCCCAGATGTTTGATGTAACATTTTCCGAAAACATATGCACCATTGAAACAGCGCCGTCGGACACAGCAACTTTAAACGGTTTAATGGCAGGATGTTTTTTAATTAACCCCATCATTACTGAATAATTTTCTTTTTCTGGCTCAAAAGCATAGCATTCTATTGCGCCCATTTCCAGCGCACGCAGGCTGAACAGCCCGTGATTAGCTCCGATATCAAGAACAATGCTATCTTTGATTTCCGCTTTGTCCATACCATACACATTGACTTTATAAATTTCGTCATAAGTTGGCGCATCTAATAAACGTATTTCGTCTTGGGTAAATTCGGATAAAGCTTTAATAAAAGCTTTGCGCTTGTATTTGGCAATCATATTATCGCCTTCATTAAATGTTTTGCCGTCATTTGTCCAGTAACCCGCAGCTATTTTAGCTGGAATCCTGTCAAATCCAAGAGATTCAATATATGCACCCAATTCTTTGGCTTTACCAACGTATTTAGGATTTAAAACATTATGAATTTCAATAAAAATAGTTTCAAAAGATTGAATTAATTCTTTTGGCGAATTATAAATAATTTCATATTCACTCCCTTCACAGTCCAGTTTAAGTACCACGTCGGATTTTGGCAGTACAAACAGATTCATCACATCATTTAAAGACATACACGGCACTTCTTCATCTTTATCGGTGCCGTAAATATCGGAACAAACACCGTCATTACGCATATGAACAGATTTTACACTCCCATCCAGAATAGCCATTTTATATGGCGTTATATTTGGCTTCCCCGCAATCAGTTCCAGCATCTTTTTGTAGTTGCCGCTTTGTGGTTCAAAACAGTGTGCGTGTTTCATACCAAGTTCAGCGCATCTTAACGCAAACATTCCCACATTTGCGCCTATATCAATTAAAGTTTTACCTTGAATATCTACTGGCTGTATATCATACAAATTTTTATCAAAAATTTCGTCGTATGTCCAGTTATCATAAGCTTTCAGATTATCATTATTATAGATGGGTTTAATTAAACCTTTTTGATAATAGTAATCTTTACGATCTAAAATATATTTTGGGTAATTATCATCCATTGGCACATAGTGCATTGTGTGCCCCCTGCCGTATAAATCTTCACCGCGTTCGATAATTTGTTCAATACGTTTCACATCGGTAATTTCAGGCGTATTAAATTCTGCGTGGCAGAAACTCTTAATTTTATCAGCCACTAATGTCGGGTCATTATAAAGATAACTGAAATGCCATCCCCCGTTTTCAATTTTGTTTTTAACATCATTATCAAGGTCAAAACGTACGTCACTTGGATATTTGTCTTTAATGAATTTGTAAGGCATAATACGTGCTTTATCCCACGGTACAAATATCTCGCAATTTAATTTGTAGTAGAATAGCCTTTGAACGAAAGCGGTATAACCCATTGATATGTCATATTTTTTAAGCGCTTCTGGGTTAATAATTTCATCCACGTCAGAAATAATGATAATATCATCGTCAGTGCAATTTGTCCACGCGCGTACCATCATATCCCGTTGATAACGTTCACGAATAAGATTCTGGTCGCCCCGTTCAAAATATTGTTTATTTTTTTGCTTTAAAATATATGGGTCATCCCACGGAATCATCTTATCCAGTATGATATGCTCAATTTTATCTGAAAACTGGGTATAACGCGCCTTATTTTCTTCAAAATATAACGGTTTTTCTTTACCTTGGTGGGTAAATCTGGCTTCCACCAAGACAAATTTATCCACGTGTTCGTATAACGTATTGAAACGGATATCCAGAATATCCAATTCATTGTAGAACTGGAAACAATCATAGATTTTACCGTGTTTTTTAGCCCATTTTTTTTGCAATTTCTCGTAACATTCCACGAAATTGCCCCAATTATATCCAACGGTGTTACAGGTTTGAGCTTTATGTATGAAATAATTGGCAGGGTCTTTATATCCAGTCCAATGAGCAGGATATGTGTTAATTAAAAGAGTACGGCGCTCCAATCCTAACGCTCTGGCTTGCATACAATAATCTTCCACGTATGCGTGATATTCGTTAAAGATTTTATCATCAAATTTCAATCCGTGTTTTTTATTAATAACAATTGCTGCTGAATCAATTGTAGTTAATATCTTCGATATTGTGGCGACAGCCCATTCATAACGAATAAAAATTGCTAAATCTTCACTATTGATTGCGCCTTCTACACCTAATACACCAAAATTAGGATACAGTTTAATGGTTTCCCAAATTTTATCCAGAAAATTAGGACTGAAAATTACATCTTCGTGCAATAATAGAATATAATCGTTTGGCGACTGCTCAATAATATGATTATAATTTGTTGCTGGGCATAATTTATCGTCGGTTCTTATTACATCATAATTCTTATTTGTTAGCGCGTCAATACTGGGCTGCAAATTGGCTTTTAACATTTCTTCATTGTGTTTGATATACCCAATAGTGATACGCGATGAATTATTCCACGCAACAGCGTTAGCTGGTTCCACATTATTACCGTTTACTTTGTCCGACGACATATGATGGTCGGCAAGTATTTCATTTACGAACACGGATTTCCCTTTTTTGGCACATTCCTGAATAAAGTCGATATCGTGCGTTATTTTCTGCCCCGCCACGTGCAGCCATTTCGCCTTGCATAGCTTGGCAACTTGGCAATTGACCATAATATTCAGCGTGTCAATATTACTATATTCGAACATTCCCTGTACGTGACCAGGAATAGGAATCGGTTTATTAGAGTGACTATGATTAATCACGCAATAGGAAATAATTGTCGAATCAGGAACATATGTTTCGTGCTTTTGATACCCGCCATCACTACGAATAGCTTTAAACAGCTTTTCAACGTATGTTGGTTGAATAGTATTGTCATCATCTAAAAAGCATACGACGCCCGTATTCGCCAGTGCGTCAATACCCATCATTCGCGGCTTGCTTCCGAGCAAACCTTCGTGCTGCGGTAATGCCAGATAAATATACACTTTATGCTCCGAATTATCGTTGAACTCTTCAACAATTTGTTTCACTTTTTCATCGTGCCCGTCAGCGCATACCCATACTTTTATTTTATCGTATGTTTGTGCTTCAATTGAATTAAGAGCACGGCGCAGTTCGTCGTGCCTATTGAAGGTTGGCACAATAAAATTAACCAAATCGTTTGGAAAATATTTATTTAGCAGGTAATATCTGTTTCTTTTTACAATCTGGCGTTTTTCTTCGAAATTATTTAATGTTGCAGATGATTTATGATACACTTGCGCGCCAACTTCTTGTATCTTGTAACCAAATTGCGTTGCGCGTAAACAATATTCTTCATCTTCCACAAATGCAGGTGAAAAATTTTCATCTAATAAACCGATTACGTCAATTACACTACGACGAAACATCACGCAAAAAAACATTAAATATTCTTGTTTGCTGAATGATGACCCCAGTAATTTTAGTCCTGTAACGCCAACATTTTCTGGCGTAGTAAAAGGCGCCGACATTATATCGAGCCATTCATTTTTTGACTGCGGGATAAACACCACGTCGTCATTTAATAATACCACGTAATCACCAGTAGAACGCTTTATTCCCATATTAATAGCCTTGGGAAAGCCCAATGGTTCTGGTGAGTATAAAGTTGTTATATTAATATCGTCTTGGTGTTCAACTACTCTCAAATATTCTTTTGTTTCATTTGTAACGCCGTTAGCCACGATAATTAATTCAACATTTGACATATCCGTGACATCCATAAGCGTACTCAAACACACGTCCAATTTATTGAGATAATTTCCCGTGGTCGGAATAATTATGCTGTATTTAGTTTTATTTATTTCAGCCATATTTGATTTGATTAATCCCTTTTTGATAAGTTGGTTTTTATTATTCACAACGTAAGCGGGGTAAGTATCATCAATTTTGATGTATTTGAATTGAATTCCCCTGTTAAAAATATCTGTGGCATTTTCCACCGATTGTGCAATGTGTTCAGCGTCGACAATACTTGGAATATTCAATTCTTCCACGGAAAATGATTTAATTTTATCTGTAATATTTTCAACCGTAGATGATAAATAACTAAAATGCCAGCCAGCGTTAGGTATGGTTGCGCTGGTGTCTTGGTCATCATAACGAACATCACTTGGATATTTGTCTTTGATGAATTTATACGGCATTATGTGCGCAGCGTGCCAGTTGGTATTGCCTTCACAGTTCAATTTGTAATAAAATAGCCGCATATCCAATGCGCAGTGACCCATTGAGATATCGTAACGTTTAATCGCTTCGTGATTTACAATTTCGTCCACGTCAGAAATGATAATCGTATCATTATCATTACAGTCAACCAAACCTTGGGCAATGGCGTCACGTTGGTACCGTTCGCGGATAAACCCCCAGTAGTTGATTTCAAAATATAATTTGTTTTTTTGATTTATTATATACGGGCTGTCTGTTGCGCACATTTCATCCACCACGATATGCGTGATTTTATCTGCAAATTTGGCGTACCGCTCTTTATTTTTTTCATAATAAAGCGGTTTTGGATTTCCCTGATGGGTAAACCGCGCTTCTACCAATACAAATTTATCAACAACGTCGTAAAGCTCATTTAAACGAATATCCAAAATATCCAGTTCATTGTAAAACATAAAACAATCGTATATTTTACCTGTTTTTGTTCGTAGTTGCCAAATACCGTGAACCGTTACTATATCTTTTGGGTGGAAATTCTCAAATAAAGCTTTTTGTACGTCCATAAACCAAAAATCGTGTCCTGATAATTTACCGCCGTCTTTAACTTTGTTTTTCCAGTTAGCGATATCGGCTTTTACAAATTCGTAATTATGATTGGCGTCGATGAATATTAAATCAGCGCTTTTATCTGGCACCTTAATTGCGGCTTCGGTAGTTGTCATTTTAAGCGTTTGAATATTATCGGCAATTTTAAATGCTTTTGCGTTTTCCAGAAATATTTTTTCCATATTTAATCTGGCGCTCGTTTCAAGAATATACGAGTCATCGCCATCAGACCCTGTAAAAGTGTCCACAGCAATAACTTTAATGTTCTTTTTTTTAATAATATCTGCCGCGCAAAACACAGAACGACCCGCCCACACACCAAGCTGAATCATTGTGCCGCCATCTGGCATTTGATTTATCATTTCCCGCATTTCGTTTATGTCCTCAATATCAAACCAGCCTTCTGGCAAATCAGGCTGTGGGTTTATAACATATCTGTCACGCAGAACAGCTTGATTTCGAGCAATAATCTCACTCCAAGACAATCCAAACACACCTTTAATGTTTGATTTTTCATCGTGCATAGTTTTTTCGGCTCCGTGTACCAGTGGAAAGAATTCTGTATAGGTATGCCCAACACCATCGCCAGGTACCCGTACAATCTCATATCCTGCCCTCTGTAGCCTTATCGCAAAGTCGATGTCCTCTCCATACCCTGGATTAAAAACCTCGTCTAAAACATCTATTTTTGAGAAAATAGACGTTTTTATCATTGCCATATAAAAAATGATAAACGGTTGCCTTGTTGTTTCGTCAATAATTTTACTGGTACCCGTCATTCCAACTTTTGAACTTGTGAACGGCTTGGTTAGCATTTCAAGCCATTGATTATTTTTAGCAAAGTCCATTAAAGTCACATCGTTATTCATCAAAATAGTATAGTCGGATTGCAGTTCTATCGATAAACGAATGCCCCTGTTTACTGCTTTGGTGTATCCTAACGGTTCTTTATCCCAGATACTATGCAATGTAAACGGTAAATCACGTTGAGCCAATGACGTCAGATATTCACCCGTGTTATCGATACAACCGTTTGCAACAACAATCACGTGTACGTCCACAATCGGGTCAAACAATGATTCTTTGTTGGGTTTATTAGTATTGGCGATAATACTTTCAATGCAGGGTTTCAGTAAGTCGTCGCAGTGATTATATGTAGGAATAATAATAGCGTATTTCGTACTATTGTATTTATTGTTCAATATTTTATGCCCCAATGTGTTATGCTTATCCGTTATTTTTGGAAGAGTTGATATGGTTGCTTCACCTATATGGTTCATAGGGAAATTTGTCATATGATTTCTATTACCTGATTCGTCATATAATTTTTTTTCGGATACAATTTCATAACCAGCCTGTTGCGCTCTAAAGCAGAAATCAATATCTTCACCGCCAGTAATAAACACTTCGTCCAGCTTGCCTATTTTTTTTATGACAGCTTGTGATGTCATTGCAAAATAAAAAGTAACAAATTTTCTACCATACATTATTTCTTCGGAAAGCCCAACCACGCCAGTATTTTTTTCTGAATCCCATAACGATTGAAGCATATCAAGCCATTTATTTTTTTCCTGCGGGAGTAGAGTCACATCATTATTCATAAAAATAACGTATTCTCCCTGTGCTACATCAATGCCTGCGTTAGTTGCCCTTGTGTAGCCAATGGCGTCATTAAACCATAACAATTTAATATTTGGATTAATAATAGAAATTTGAGCGACATATAAACGCGTGTTATCTGTGCACCCATTTGCCACGACAATAATTTCTGCGTCATCTAAATTAGTATACTTTATAATGCTGTCAACGCAAGGTTTAAGTAATCTGTCACAATTGTTATATGTTGGAATGATAATGGAATACTTCATTTGAATGAATTTCCATAAAGATACGAAAATATTAAAAAAAAGACACAAAATCGTAAAATAATTTGGATTATTCAAAAATTATTCGTATCTTTGTGCCATATTTTAAAACTTTAACTTTATGAAAACACTTTTTATGTCTTTTTTCTTGTTAATAGTTTCAACGTTCGCGTTGGCACAGCAAGATTCAATCTACATCAGTTTCACTGGAAATAAACCAATCAGCGCACTTAAAGTTACCAACCTAGATTCCGTTTCTGGACACGCTGGCACCATTATGCTTTACGGAAACAACGAAAAGCTGCTTTTACTTGGTGATAGCCTGTATATCACGGGCATTAAATCATTAAACGCAACGGCGGGTTTGTCAATTTATCCTAATCCGTTGACAAGCCAATCAATTTTGAGTTTTATGGCGCCTGAAAACGGAACCATCAGCATTAATATTATTGACGCACTGGGTAAACTTATATGCCAAACCACCACATCGGTTTCCACTGGGAAATATTGCTTTCGTATTACGGACGTGAGAACGGGAATGTACCTTGTACAAGTGAAAGGTCAAGGCTTTAATTATGCCGCCACGCTTTTAAGTACGGGGGAGAATAACGAGCCTAAAATTTCATACGTTTCTTACTCACCCGTTACAAGCCGCCTTAAAGAAAGCTATGCTGTTGAAGATACAACGATTAAAACATTGAATTACAAGAAAGGCGACATTTTAAAATACAGAGCCACATCAACAACATCGGATAAAGCCGTGCTTACGGATTCACCGACAACAAGCAAAACCGTTGCGTTTAATTTTGTCCAATGTCAAGACCGTGACGGTAGAAACTACGCCACGCTTACTATTGTAAAACATTCGTCAAAATCAAAAAGCCCTTCGGATACCACATCAAACGACACAATTATCTGGATGGCAGAAAATATAAATGTAGGAACCCAGATAACGGCACCCACAACGCAAACAGGTTATACAAAATATTGTTATAACAACGTGGCAAGCAATTGCGATGTATACGGTGGGCTTTATGTGTGGGGTGAAGCGTTGCAGTTCGATACCACGGGAAATACCGATACAGTACAGGGAATCTGCCCGTCGGGTTGGCGCGTTTCTTGCGACCACGATTGGGAAGTTTTTATGAAGTGGCAGGGCGGTGATACCATTGACATAGATAGCATACCATTTTTTGGCGGATATATGAAAGAAAGCGGGCTCGCGCATTGGGCATATCCGAATGCGGGGGCTACGGATTCGTTGGGGTTCACGGGATTACCCAGCGGTGGATGGAATGGGGGTTTCTTTAGTAATATCTATAATGACGCCGTGTTTTGGACTTCCACAAGAACCTCTCTTGCTGGTAATGCATTAAGTTATGATCTAAATAACTATAGTGCCACTGTATTCCGTGGGGCAAGCCCTAAAATTTACGCTATTTCCGTTCGCTGCGTCCACAATTAAAAATTCGTGGACACCACATTAAGTACGATGTTTGTTTCATAGGTGTAGCTGATTGTGACCGCGCCATTTGCGCCGTTACCACCCACGGTGGAAAGCCCAATGCTTGAAGAACCGCCGCCAGCGCCGCCATAAGGACTTCCAGGGCTTCCATTGCCCGCTGCGAGTCCGTTACCACCATTACCGCCACCACTGGCGCCCCCGCTACCGCCCGCTGGGGAACCGCCAGCGCCGCCATTGGCTCCTGTTCCAGCCCCACCGCCACCACCGCCAGAATCTGGGCTTTTTCCTTTGCCACCATTACCGCCGCTGTATGTGACATTGCCGATACAGAGAAGTGAGTTACCGCCAGCAGCCCCACTTGAATTATTTGCCGTAGGAGTAAAACCGCCAGCCGCAAGGCAAATATTATTACTCCCTTGTTGTACATAGGTATTTCCAACATTTAAACTTTTCCCGCCAGCCACGCCAACATAAACGCTATATACGGTACCAAAAGCAACAGAAGCGCTGTTCGTTTGAGCAAAAGCACCACCGCCGCCGCCGCCACCGAACCCTGTGCTGTTCATCGATGCGCCACCGCCGCCAGCTCCCCAACATTGTATAACTAAATTACTTACGCCAAACGGTAATGTAATGTTTTGTGGGTTTCCTGTTGGGTTTGTCCAAGTTTGTGAAAAAGTTGCCATATATTACACAATAAGATAAGTGACGGCTAATTGTGTTACTGCGCCAGACACGCCGCCAATATATAAATATACCCAATCTCCCGCGCTTACGTTCGTCACAAATGAACTATAACTTGCGCCAGATGTTGTTGCAGAGCCATCAGATGCCATTACTGCGGCACCAGCTCCAAGTGAACCTGTATACACGTTAAAATCGACACTGGTGCCACCAACGCAATAAGCATCGATTCGAGTTGAAGTGCCTGCTGCGTTGGCACGTGGGCCGACAACCGTACCCGACCCAGGATTTCCTATTGACCACGTATACGTTCTTTCAGATTTTAACCCAGAATAACCTGAATAACCAGAACTTCCAGCACCGCCAGCAGTACCAGAAATACCGCTATAACCAGAATATCCAGAGCTTCCTGCGCTGCCTGCCGCGCCTGAATAGCCTGAATATCCAGAACTTCCTGTACCAGTTGCGCCTGAAATACCCGAATATCCACTATACCCGCTGATACCTGAATAGCCAGAATATCCAGAATTTCCTGTGCCACCTGCGGCGCCAGAAATACCACTGTATCCCGAATAACCGCTTGTTCCCGTTCCAGTAGCGCCAGAAATGCCACTATAACCACTATATCCTGAAATACCTGAATAACCTGAATAGCCTGATATTCCACTATAACCCGAATAACCAGAACTTCCTGCGCCGCCTGCTGCGCCAGAAATACCACTATAGCCACTATAACCAGAAGCACTACTGCTTGTATCAACATATAATTGACCAGTACCACTTACAGTTTTAACATATCCATTTGTGGTTAATTGTGGTAAATAAGTATATAGAAATCCACCTGAATATGCTCCTTTTATAATATCACTTTCGGCGGCATATAACGAAATCGCATTATTAGTTATATTCCATTTAAGCCCATAAGCGCTGTCATAATCAAATTTAGCATAATTTCCCGCCGCATTCGAAAATAAAATATCCGTATCGTGTTGCCATTGAGTAGCGGCAGAAACCCAAGCAAGTATTTGTCCATCTGCTGTACCATTTTGTACATTTGATGTGCCAACTCCACTGTAGCCAGAATAACCTGATGTACCTGTGCCCGTTGCTCCGCTTATACCTGAATATCCGCTATAACCAGAGAATCCAGAAATACCGCTGTAGCCGCTATATCCACTGATTCCAGAATATCCAGAATAACCTGACGTACTATTACCTGAATAACCAGAATAACCAGAAATGCCACTATAGCCACTATAACCAGAAGTCCCACTAATTCCTGAATATCCACTGTAGCCAGATGCGCCAGAAATACCGCTATATCCAGAATAACCAGAAGTTCCGCTAATGCCACTATATCCAGAATAACCAGACGTACCACTGATACCTGAATAGCCACTATATCCTGATATTCCAGAAATGCCGCTATAACCCGAATAACCAGACGTTCCAGAAATACCACTATAGCCAGAGTATCCGCTAATTCCAGAATAACCAGAATAGCCAGTTGCACCTGAAATACCGCTGTAACCACTATAACCCGATGTTCCTGAAATACCACTATATCCACTGTAGCCAGAAATACCAGAAGCTCCGCTAATTCCGCTGTAGCCTGAATAACCTGATATTCCGCTATATCCACTATATCCTGATATTCCAGAAGCGCCACTAATACCCGAATATCCGCTGTAACCACTGGCTCCGCTTATACCTGAATAACCTGAATATCCACTTACGCCGCTTGTTCCAGAAATTCCACTGTAACCACTATAACCTGATATTCCAGAAATACCTGAATACCCGCTGTAACCTGAAATTCCAGTGGCTCCACTAATTCCACTATATCCGCTATAGCCTGATGTGCCAGAAATACCGCTATAACCACTATAGCCTGAAATACCACTAATACCTGAATAACCAGAATAGCTACTTATACCACTTGCGCCAGAATAACCACTGTAGCCAGAAATTCCTGAATATCCTGAATAGCCACTTGTTCCACTTATTCCAGAATATCCGCTATATCCGCTTGCGCCTGATATTCCACTGTAACCAGAATATCCACTTATGCCGCTTGCTCCGCTAATTCCAGAGTATCCTGAATAGCCTGATGTGCTATTACCTGAATATCCTGAATAACCACTAATTCCAGAGTATCCACTGTAACCTGATGCTCCACTAATGCCAGAGTATCCACTTATGCCTGAATATCCTGAATAGCCACTTGTTCCGCTAATTCCTGAATACCCAGAATATCCGCTGTATCCTGATGTTCCAAAAATACCGCTATAACCTGAATAACCGCTTATTCCTGAAATGCCTGAATATCCGCTATAACCTGACGTTCCACTTAATCCTGAATAACCAGAGTATCCGCTTGTTCCGCTGATACCTGAATATCCACTATACCCTGAAATGCCAGAAGCGCCGTTAATTCCTGAATAACCACTATAACCTGATGTTCCGCTAACGCCAGAATATCCGCTATAACCAGAATAACCGCTAATACCAGAGTAGCCAGAGTAGCCACTTGTTCCTGAATAACCAGAGTAACCAGAAATACCACTTATTCCTGAATATCCTGAATAGCCACTTGTTCCACTAATTCCAGAATATCCTGAATATCCAGAAGTACCAGAAATTCCACTATATCCGCTGTAGCCAGAAATACCTAATGCTCCGCTTATTCCTGAATAGCCAGAATATCCGCTTATACCTGAATATCCTGAATAACCAGAAATTCCGCTGTAGCCAGAATAGCCAGAAATTCCAGAAGCGCCACTTATGCCTGAATACCCTGAATACCCACTTATGCCACTATATCCGCTGTAACCTGATATACCGCTTGCGCCAGAAATACCGCTATATCCACTATAACCTGATGTTCCAGCAACACCAGAGTAACCAGAATATCCACTAATGCCACTTGCTCCGCTAATTCCAGAATAACCCGAATAGCCACTTATACCTGAATAACCAGAGTAACCGCTTACACCACTGGTACCTGAAATGCCACTATATCCGCTATAGCCAGATACTCCTGAAATACCACTATATCCGCTATAACCTGACATACCGCTTATGCCTGAAATTCCAGAATATCCCGAATAACCTGAAATACCAGAGTATCCACTATAGCCAGATATGCCAGAAGCGCCACTTATGCCGATATACCCACTATAACCACTGGCTCCTGAAATACCACTGTAGCCAGAGTAACCCGATAATCCGCTTGCGCCTGAAATACCTGAATAACCGCTATAACCTGATATGCCGCTATAACCCGAATAACCACTGGCACCCGATATACCACTATATCCACTGTAGCCAGAAGCTCCGCTGATACCGCTGTAACCGCTATAACCACTTATTCCTGAATACCCTGAATAACCAGATGTTCCGCTAATGCCGCTGTAACCTGATGTACCAGATATTCCAGAATAACCAGAATATCCGCTGGTTCCGCTTATTCCTGAATAACCAGAATAACCTGATGTAGAATTGCCACTATAACCTGAATAACCTGAAATACCGCTATAGCCACTATAACCTGATTTGCCAGAGTATCCGCTGTAACCTGACGTACCAGAAATTCCTGAATAGCCACTATAACCAGACGTGCCAGAAATTCCACTGTAGCCAGAATAGCCAGACGTACCGCTTATCCCTGAATATCCACTATACCCGCTGGCGCCTGATATGCCTGAATACCCTGAATATCCGCTTGTTCCACTAATACCAGAGTAGCCGCTGTAACCAGACATACCAGAAATTCCGCTGTAACCTGAATATCCACTGGCACCGCTTATGCCTGAATAGCCTGAATATCCACTTATACCGCTATAACCACTGTAGCCTGATGTACCTGAAATTCCACTATACCCAGAGTAACCACTAATACCGCTGGCGCCACTTATACCTGAATACCCAGAATAGCCTGATATACCACTGTAACCGCTGTAACCAGACGCCCCGCTAATACCTGAATATCCTGAATAACCACTGATACCGCTTGCGCCTGATATTCCACTGTAACCAGAATATCCGCTAATTCCAGAGTATCCTGAATAGCCTGACGTGCCGCTAATACCAGAATAGCCGCTATAACCAGAAATACCACTGTATCCGCTGTAGCCAGATGTTCCACTAACGCCTGAATATCCACTGTAACCTGAAATACCTGAATATCCTGAATAGCCACTTATGCCGCTGTATCCTGAATAACCTGACGTACCAGATATTCCACTATAACCAGAGTAACCTGAAATTCCAGAAGCACCTGAAATGCCTGAATATCCTGAATAACCACTAATTCCGCTGGCTCCACTAATACCCGAATAACCGCTATAGCCAGAAGCCCCACTGATGCCAGAGTAACCTGAATATCCGCTAATACCGCTTACTCCGCTAATGCCAGAATAGCCCGAATAACCTGAAATGCCACTGTATCCGCTATAACCAGAAGCCCCACTTATACCTGAATAGCCAGAATAACCAGAAGCTCCGCTAATTCCTGAATAGCCTGAATATCCACTTATTCCGCTTGCGCCTGATATGCCAGAATAACCAGAGTATCCACTAATTCCGCTGTAACCACTGTATCCAGAAATACCACTTGTTCCACTTATGCCGCTATAACCTGAATATCCGCTTATGCCACTGGCGCCTGATATTCCGCTGTAACCCGAATAACCAGATATGCCAGAATAACCACTATATCCAGAGTAACCTGATATACCTGAATAACCACTGT